GAAGCGGGGATTTAGTTATAGGTGCAGGCGTTACATTAGGTGAAACCGATACAACTGCTTACAGAGGCGACAGGGGTAAAACAGCTTACGACCATTCACAAAGCGCACACGCCCCAAGTAACGCCCAAAAAAACAGCGACATTACAAAAGCTGAAATTGAAGCAAAACTAACTGGTGAAATAACAACCCATACGCACCCCGCAGGCGTTGGCGTTTTAGCAACTGTTTTAACAGGTATTTCCTTTTTAACAGGCACAGCCGTTGTAGCTACCGATACTGTTATCCAAGCCTTTGGAAAACTACAGAAACAGATAAGTGATTTAATTACAACTGTAAACGGCAAACAAGCAACTTTAGTAAGTGCTACAAATATTAAAACGATAAATGGAGAAAGTGTTTTAGGAAGTGGTGATTTGATTGTTGGTGGTTCTTCAACATTAGGTATCGTTACCGTAGCAACAACTACCTACACACTTCTTTTAGCCGATGTAGGTAAAAAGATACTATTTACAAGTGCAACGGCAGTAACGGTTACCATTCCTACCAATGTCGTAGCTGCAATACCAATAGGAAGCAAAACATTGTTTCAACAAGTTGGTAATGGTGTATTGTCATTTGTAACTACAGGCTTAACTGTTGTAACTGCATCACCGCTTTATACCGTAAAAGGGCAAACTGTTGAATGGATTAAAGACGCTATTAATACTTGGAGTATTGAAGGTAATAATTTTAGTGGCGAGTTACGTTTTCCTACCTATCCAAGTACAAGAGATGACGGCGTTAATCCTACAAATAAAGTATTAGGGACGGATGCAAGCGGAAATTTAAAATCATATAAGCAAGGCGTTTTTCCTGCGCCTTATATTGACATTGTTGTTCCTGACAGCACTTTACCCTCAACTACGGGTAACTTTGAACTGTATGGCAGTTTTTTTACGCCTACAATGACTGTAGTATTTACAGGACAGACAGTAAATTATATTACTTTTCATACAACTAATTGGGTAACTGTTAATGTAACTACGGGTGCAACAGAGGGATTGTTTTCTATCACTTTAGATAATGGTCTTACTAAAACATTTACCAATGCCTATATGGTAGTTTTGGGAACTATATTTAAGCCGGTAGCTGCTGATTGGACTGCTGTAAATTCGCCTTTAGATGTAGCGACAGAAGGTGAATTTAAAACAGTTGTTTGGGGTCAATTGGCAGGCGCCAAATGGATTAAACCATTTAATCATTTAATAAACTTTAGAATTTACTTTCAAATAGTTGCAAGTCCTTTAGGTACTACAAGACCTTATGATGCTGATTTTCTATTTTTTGCTTTAAGAAAAGTAAGTAATAACGTTGCGGAATTTATCGGCAAATTATCATCAACAGATTTCAGGATGCAATCGGAATTAACCCCAAGCCAATATGGAGTTAACTATACAAGTTGTAATTATGTTAGTACAGAAACATTTTATTTACAATGGATGAATGGGGTATTTTCTGTATATAAAAATGGAACTCTTGCTAAAACATTTACATCAGATGTTTTCGAAGAAGATACCTATTTACAACTTGCTGTAAAATATTATGATATTAAGGGCATAAAATACGTTGAATTAGCCTAAAAAATAAATTATGGAAGAACAATCAACAGCCGTAGTAGTCTTAGACTACTTTTTAGATAAATATGAATTAGCCGGTAATTTAGTCAATGATATTTCTATTGATGAATTGCCTTTTTTAACTGAAACTGAACCGCTTTATAATTTAAAAGGCGAAAAAGTAAGTAAGTCTTACTATGCGCCAAACGGAAAAGAAGCTATTAGAATAGTTTACGAAAAACTTATAGGCACGCATACGCACAATGGTATAGATTATCCTAACGTTTGGCTTGGGTTTAAGAAAGAATTTCATTACATACGTTGGGATGGTGTACAGCCTCGTATTAAAGAAAAACAGCCTTATAAATTCGATTTGCAACCTGTTTTTTTAGGTGATGGAACTGAAACCATTGTAGGTTTTTCAAGTCAAAAACAAAGGCAAGCATTGAAAGAAGAACGTTATAATGCCGATGACTACTTACAAGCCAAAAACCCAAACTTGTACGCTTTATTATTTGGCAGATATACAAGTGCTTATGAGTATTATCTAAAGACTGGCAAAAAACAAAATTTGGTAAATGCCATAAATGCAGAAACCGATGTAAACATAAATGCCGTATTTGATAATTTGGTATATGGTACAGAAATAACCGTAAGAGAATTAATCTTAATGAACTTACAAGGGTAATGGGCGGTTTACTTTTCATAATCGCCTACGTTCTTTTTTTGCCTTTAACAGTCATAAATTATTTTTTGGTTGAGAATAAGGTAGGTTATTTTAAAAGCAGCGCAATTAGTTTAGACAAGTTTGCGAATCGGGAGTTTAGAACCCTTTGGAATAAATTTTTACGAACAGAATTTGGTTACCATTTTGGCTATAACGAAGAAACAATATCAAGTGCATTAGGCAAAAACCAACAATTAGGCACGCTCACAAAAAATGGTAAAGCGTTGGTTTGGTTGTTAAATAAGTTGGATAAAAATCATTGTATAAAAAGCATTAAAATATGAAAAACTTTATTCTAAAAAATTGGAAAACAACAGCAAGCGGTTTGTTAATCTTAGCGATGTTAGGTGTTTATTTGTTAAACAAAATAACGACCGAGCAATTTTTAACAGCCACAACATTTTTAATAGGCGTTGGTTTCATTAGTTCAAAAGATGGGGATAAAACGGGTGTAAACAAATAATAATTGCTAAAATGACACAAGAAGATCGCGACCAATTCACGGTAATGAAAATTGACGTTGAATATATTAAAAAAGACGTTGCAGAAACCAAACACCAAGCAACGGAATTAAACAACAAAATGACAAAAATACATAACAAGTTGTTTAATGACGATGAAACAGGTGAAGAAGGTTATTTTTCATTAACAAAACAATACGGTGTGCGGTTAACAAAATTAGAAAATATAAAAGTGGCGTTGGTTTCTTTATTAATGGCTTTGGGCGCTTTTTTTGGCTGGCTTGCAAATAATTTATTAAAATAATTAATGGATTTAACCATAAAATATAAAACACTTTTAAGTAATTACAATGTAAACACAAAATTACGTTTGGCGCATTTCTTTGCTCAGATTGAACACGAAAGCGGATTAAAACCAATTGCTGAAAATTTAAACTATTCCGCCAACGGATTGAGAAAAACATTTGGTAAATATTTTACCGATTTAGAAGCAATAAAATATCAAAGAAAACCCGAAGCAATTGCAAATAGGGTTTATGCAAACAGAATGGGGAACGGCAACGAGGCAAGCGGTGACGGGTTTAAATATAGAGGCAGGGGGTTTTTGCAAAACACCGGTAAAAATCAGTATATTTTATTAAGCAAAGATACACGCATTGATTTTTTAAACAATCCTGATTTATTATTAATTGAAGCCAATGCAATGATTGCAGCTTTATGGTTTTGGCAAAAAAATAACCTGAATGTTTTAGCAGATAGCGATGCAATCAATTTAATAACCAAAAGAATAAACGGCGGTTTAAATGGTATTGAACACCGCAAAGAATTGTTACAAAAATATATGCGATGAAAAACTTTGAAGTTTGGTTTGAGATTTACGGCAAAAAATTAAAAACTACTATTAAGGCGGATTCAATGGCAGATGCTCAAAATAAAATAAGGCAATCAATAATATTTCACAAAACAGTTTTATGTGAAAGTGATAAAACAGTTGATGCTTTAAAAAACATTTTCGGTTTCTAATCGTAAAATTATATGTAAATAATGGAATACAATCCCAAAATTATATGAAAAAAATACTATTAATCTTAATCGCTATTTCATTATTTGGATGCAAAGCCAAAACAATCACTGTTGAAACGCATACAACTGATACATTACGCGTTGAAAAAATTGTGAAGATAACACCCGCGCAACTTAATAGTTTAGTAATAGATTCGCCTTGTGATAGTTTAGGAAACTTAAAACCTTTTACATACTCTTTTGGTAACGGCAAAAATAAAACAACCGTAAAAACACTTAAAAACACTATTGTGGTTGAGCAAAATTTAGATTCAATTAAATCGGTTTGGGAAAAAGAATATAAAGCATCAACAGCAACAAGCGAAATAGTAAAAATAAAATATAAAACGCCTGTTTGGGTTTGGAAATTAATTGCCGGATTGTTGTTTGTGATTTTAATTGAAACCTTAATAATTTCAAAAAGATGGATGATTTAATAAAACTAAGAAACGCCGCTAATTTTGTGAGAGCGCAATTGCAAGAAGAATTACACCCGAAATTAACCAAACAATTGAATTACGATAAAATTATTTTACTGCAAAAATTGCTAAATATTTTAACTTAAAACAAACTATGACTAAAAGTATCAGGCCAAGAATGGATATTGAAGAATATCAGATTTATTTAGGATTAAAGAATAAAGGATTTTTTGAAGGTGAAAAATTAGTTAAAAAGAAAGACAAAAAAAGAATACAAATCCCACCTTACTTATTAGGGAACCCCGAAAATGTTTTAGTGATTGGAGACCCTCACGAACCGTTTACTTTAAAAGGATATTTGAGATTTTGTAGAGAGCAACAAGAAATATATAATTGCGGTACTGTAATATTTATAGGAGACATTATAGATAACCATTATTCAAGCTATCACGAAAGCGACCCTGACGGATATGGAGCAGGCGAAGAATTAGATCGCGCCATATTCAAAATAAAAGACTGGTATCATACATTCCCGAAAGCAACCGTAATAATAGGAAATCACGATAGGTTAGTTTATCGCAAAGCGTTTAGTGCTGGAGTTTCAAAACGTTGGATTAGAGAATATAAGGATGTTTTAGAAACACCTAATTGGAATTTTACCGAAAATACAGAAATGTTTGGTGTTAATTTCAATCACGGTGAAGGTGGAACGGCAAGAAATAGAATGAAAACGGAATTACAAAGCCAAGTACAAGGACATTTACATACGCAATTATATACAGATTATGCCGTTGGCGCAAACTTTATTGTATTTGGTATGCAAGTAGGTTGCGGAATTGACATAAAGGCTTATGCTATGGCTTACGGAAAAAACTATAAGAAACCCGCTATTGGATGTGGTGTCGTATTGAATAAAGGAACGTTACCTATTGCCATTCCTATGAAAATGGGGTAAAAATTTAGTGCAAAATGTCCAGTAGATTCTTAAAAAACTTAGCATTTTAACACTCTTACTTTCCCCTATCCATTCCCCTAAATAAAAAAACCGTTGAAAATCAACGGTTTACGAGCATAAAAGCGGAGAGACAGGGACTTTTTTTAATGTAACACGTATAACGCTTATTTGTACTTTTATGAGCATTTACAAGGGTTTGTGACTTTCTATGTTACACAAACATACATTAAAAACGCATTTAAATACTATTTTACTTTCCCCTTAACTTTCCCCTCACTATATTTGTGGTAAAAATTATCGTTATGTATTTTTATCTCAAAGAACCTAATTATCTGGTCGGCAAATCTACAATTATTTATTTAATATTTTATTGCAAAAACGACAAAAAAAACTTTAAATATTCAACCGGTCAAAAAATCGAGGTTGAAGATTGGGATTTCCCTAATAGGATGCCAATAACTAAACGCGGCTCAGGTGGTATTGTTTTAAGGCATATAAGCAACATTTTGAACTCTTACGCTAAATTACTCGAAGATACAATAAAAGACTGCGAGAAGGCTAATAAACCGCTAACGCAACAATATTTAAAGAATGTTTTTGATAAAGTTTACAAACATAAAAAAGTTACCGAAATAACCGAAAACGTGGTTATAGGTTTGCAAGATTTTATAGATGCTAAAAACTTAAGCGAAAATCAAAGCGACAATTGGAATGAAAAATATAAAAATCTTAAATCGAAATTAGAATTTTTTGAATTGCACAAAAAATGCACAATTACGTTCAATGATTTTAACGCCGACCTACTCAACGAATATTGCGGATTTTTAAGAACGATAAAAAATGATAGGTTTTCACCGCATAATGATAACACTTTGCACCGCAACGTTAATTTTTTGATAACGTTCTTTATTTGGGCTAAAGGCAAATACCATAATAACGAACCTTTAAAGAATCCAGTAAAAAAGTATCAACCGGATGACGTTCATTTGACAAGTTTAGAAGTGGAAAAACTTGAAAACATAATTTTAGAAACTCGACATTTACAGAAAGTTAGAGATATATTTTTAATAGGAGTTTACTCAGGCCAAAGATTCAGCGATTATTCAGTATTTGAAAAAAGCGATATACAAGGAAATATGATTATTAAGCGTGCCGAAAAAACCGAGTATGAAAGTTTTATACCATTGCACCCTAAATTAAAAGCGTTACTTGATAAATACGATTGGAAAATACCAACAATAAGCAGCCAAAAGTTTAACGTTGCTATTCAGGATATATGTCTTAAATGCGAAATGACAGAACCTATAAAGGAGACGATTTATAGCGGTAATAAAAAAGAAGTACGCTATAACCCAAAATATAAAATGGTTGCGTCACACACGGCCAGGCGTACTTTTATAACGCTAAGTAGCGAAAGGAACTTGCCTGATCACATTATTATGAAAGTTACCGGGATTAGAGACCCAAAAACTTTGCAGAAATATAAAAAGACTTCAAACCAAAGCGTGACGGACGCCGTTAGTAAAATTTGGGGTTAATTGCACGTTTATAGCTTAATTCAAACGTTTGCGCTGTAAATCTTAACGCTTACAAAATATTGAGTAAATAATCAGTTATACGATAAAATATTATTATATTTGAACTTCAAAAAAAGTTACAACCCCTATAAAAAAACTATGAAAGATTTAAATTATTACAAAGAATTATTAAAAGATTTACAAAACGAATTTCAACAAATTAACTTTCCAAATCCTTAAGTACCTCAATAATTTTATACTTTAATTCAATAAGACCGTCCAATTCTTTGAGCGCTTTTAAAGAATTATTGGATTTTAATTCCAAAATCGTAGCCTCTACTCTACTTAATAGGTCTTTATTGGATGTGATTTTGTCTTTATTTAGCGAATTTTCGTTTAAATTATCTAAACTACTTATACTTTCAGACCTCAAAACATTATATAATAATATAGTTTTTGACTCAGGAATCACTTTTCCATTCTCATAATTTGCGATAGTTAATGCAGTAACCCCTATCAATTTACCTAATTGGTACTGAGTTAAACCTAATCTTTTTCTATTTTTTTTAATTTCTATCGCTTCCATAAATACTTGAAAATTAACTTATTAAGTAAATAAAACCATAATATTATATTTTATTTTAAAATTAGCTATAATATTATTTGTTTTATAAACTATAATATTATAGATTTGTATACATCTAATGTACAAAACAAAACTAATATAAAAAATGATAACAGCAAAAAAAATTTCAGCGACACAAAAACAGGAGGTTTTAAACGCTATCGAAAACACCAATTTTTACTCAGAAGATTTTTACCAAGAGTTTGAAGGTGATTTAAATTCATCATCTACTTGCAAAAAAACAATTGAATCAGATCACTTCAATATTGTAATTGAATTAATCGAAAATGTAAGATGGACTTCATTTAGAGATTTCGATTTTGATTCATTGGAGATTAACGACTTCATAGTTATAGACGAAAACGGTGACGAGTATCATTCAGAATTTACAGACAACGAAATTTTAAACGCAATAAATTATTAATTATGAAAAAGCTAACAGAAATAACCATAGGCGGAAAAGAAACCGCCTTATCCTCAGAAGGCAGAATTGAAGTGAAGGTATTGGATTATGATACTTATTTTGATTTACCCCTTTTAGATACAGCCGTTAAAGCAGAAACATTAAGAAGATTAAAAGCAATGTTTAAACCCCAAAACAGAAATTAAATGACTGGAGAATTAGAAGAGTTAAGAGCAGAATTAGTAAAAATTAGTAACGATGCCCCAAAGAATAGCCATAACGAAGTGGCTGACAATTTAGAAATATCACTTAATAGTTTGGCAAAAATTAGAGCCGGCGAAAGATTAACGGTTGATAACAGCGAAAACCGAGAAAAGATAAAGGACATAATATCTGAATACTTAGGAATTATCAGATGCGAACTACAAAAACTATCAGAATATGACACCTAACGAACTAATAGAAAGCCAAATTAAAGCACTTACGATTTACGATGCAAATAATACTTGTATGACAATTACCGAGTGCGCCAAGTTTTTAAATATTCAAAGAAGAACGGTAGGCAGAATGATTGAACGCAAAGAAATTAAAGCAAAGTATTTAAGTAATATGACTTTAATACCGAAAATTCAATTTTTAGAAATATTAATATGAAAGAAGAAAAAACAATTATTCAGAAAGTAGAAAAAGCCTGTTACTATTTAATGGCCGGGTTAATTTTCTTAATGATAATAGGAAGTGTAAATATTAAATAACAATTAAATAAAAAAAAGATGAAAAATTTAGCATTAGCATTAGTAAAGGCTCAAAGCGAAATGAGCAACCCAACAAAAGGAAACACAAATCCTTTTTTCAAATCTAAATACGCCGATTTAAACGCGGTTCGTGAGGCGGTTATCCCGGTATTAAACGCAAACGGTATTAGTGTGTTACAACCTATAAAACACATTGATGGTAAAAACTTTGTTGTAACGATTCTTTTACACGAAAGCGGTGAAATGATGGAAAGTTTTACAGAGATCGTTTATAACAAACAGAATGACGCTCAGGCGCAAGGTAGTGGAATTACTTACGCGCGCCGTTATGGTTTACAATCTTTTGTATGCGTTGGAGCTGATGACGATGACGGAAACAAAGCGAGCGTGAAGCCGGTAGAATCACCAAAAGCACAAAACGAAGCAATCACTAAAAATGTAGCGGCTATTCCTTCTCAAGTTTTAAACGAGATCACTAAGAAAATTGCTCAATCCACTACACAAAAAGATTTAGCGGATTTATACAAAACTGAAATATCTAATATTAATCAGTTTCCAAGTTTAAAAGGAATGTTCACAAACAAAAAAATCTCATTAAATGGAAACACTTAGTATTAATAAAACCGGAGGGATTGGCGCAAGCGAAGTTGGTAAACTTTTTACAAAGGAAGGTTTAAAAGGAAAAACAGCGCAAACATTAGCTTATGAAAAAGCCTCAGAAATTATAAACGGTTACAAAAAAAGTTTTACAACTATCGCAATGCAACACGGTATTTTTAGCGAAGAAGAAGCTTTTATAAATGTTGTGTTACCATTTTATCCTAATGCAAGTTATCAAAGTTCAGATTCAATTTTAATAAAAGAAGGTATTTGGGTTACTCCTGATGTAGTTGATGATTACGAGGGTATTACAATAGATATTAAATGTCCTTATTCACCATTTACTTATTGGAATAATGTAAAAAAAATGCCGGACACTTATTTAAGTCAAAACCAAATGCAAATGATAGGAACTGGCCACAAAAAAGGCGCAATCTGTTTGTATTTAACAAGTACAAATATTGACGAATGGGGAAATAAAATTGAGTTTGATATACCGTTATCTGAAAGACATTTATTTATTCCTATTGAAGCGCAACCGGAATATCAAAAAGAGATTATAGAACGCATAGACGCATTTTTTCCGATAAGGGATATAATATACTCCCACTTAATAAAAGCGCGTGAGGTTTCAGATTATGAGTTTTTTCAACTATGCGGAACTAAGAAAATTACACGCTTTAAAGACAAATCTAATTTATTGACGTGGGAAAATAAAATAATCAAAAACGGTAATGAATTTTACACGGTAGAATAAAATTAAGTGTGCCGCGTTTCCACTCGATCAAAAAACGCAAAACAACAATCGTTGGAATGAGAAAAAAGGGAGTTTAACCCTCCCTTTTTTAACAAAATTAAAAATATAAAATAATGGAAACACCAGTATTAAACGCTCAAAAACAAATAGAAGCATTTTTCTATATCTCAGATTTATTGTCAGAAATGACAGATGAGGCTTTAAGAAACGATGATATTGAATTATCGGAAAAAATCAAAAAAGAAAACAAAAAAGTTTTAAGTAAAATAAGTGTATTAATGAATAACAAAAACCAAAATTAAAAATGGAATCAAAAAATTTGTATCAAATCGATTTAGAGATTGAAAATTTGATTTATGTCTTTGCGGAAACTCCTGCCGAAGCCTTAGAAATCGTATTTCAAAATCCAACATTAAAACACACCGACTACGAAAGTGTAACGGTTGTACTTATTTGTCAATCAAATGAAATTGTAAACTATAAAAATTAAGAAAATGGAAGTAATAGGAAAAATTAAAAAAATTGAAGAAACTAAAACTTTTGGCGCAAGCGGTTTTAGAAAAAGAGAAGCCGTAATTGAAACAAATGACCAGTATCCTCAGCCTTTATTGGTTGAATTTGCACAAGACAAATGCGATTTGTTAGATAGTTACATTGTAGGTCAAGACGTTAAAGTTTCAATTAATTTACGAGGGAAAGAATGGATTAATCCAGAAGGTGAAGCAAAGTATTTTAATACGATTCAAGGTTGGAGAGTAGAATTGTTTGACAACGATAATCAATTCTAAATTATGATAGAGCCAAAGACAAAGAGGTGCAAAGGTATCAACAAAGCACACGGATTTAACGGATGTGGGAAACTGACATTGTTCAGAAAAAACGGCCTTTGCCCTTCTTGCTTGGCGGATTGGGTAGATACAACGGAAAACGGCAAAACGTTCTTAAAATCAATTCAAATCAAAGGAATGAAGCGAATTGAAGCCAACGATAAAAAAGCAAAAACAGCCGAAAAAACAGCCGTAGTTAAAAAGTCAAAATATGAAGCCGACCTGCAAACAGAAATTAATAAAATTGCCCGGTTAATAGATCACGATAAAGGTTGCGTTTCCTGCAATCACGGACACGATAATAACTGGACACGACAAGCACACGGCGGACACCGATTAAGTGTAGGAAGCAATAGAACACTCAGATTCAATTTAGATAATATTCACAAGCAATGTGTCATCTGTAATAAAAATTTAGGCGGAAACCCACTTGAATATTACAAAGGACTTACCGCAAGATACGGAAATGTTTACGCTGAATACGTTGAATCATTACCGAGTATTTACAAAAAATTAGATTCAACTATTGACGATGTAATTGACTGGATTAAAACCGCCCGATTCATTGTTAGAGAAATTGAAAAAGGCAAAGATTTTACACGAAAAGAAGTAAATCAAATGTTAGGAATTTATAAATAAAATTAATCAATAAAACAAAAATAAAACTATGAATACAACAGCAATCCAAAACAGAAACGAATCATTTTTTATTGACACCGAAAAGTTTTCGGCAAGAAGAAAAACGGTTTATAATTTAATCAAAAATTACGGTCATTTAACAACCCAGGAAGTTAGATCAAAAATGGTACTTGGCGCAAATCAAGTAAGTGGCAGAATTACAGAACTAAAGGAATTATTTTATATCAAAGAGGACGGCTCGAAATTCAATGAAGTTTCAAGGAAAGGAAATACATTATGGACTTTAACTGGATATGATGAAAGAATTGATTTAATCAATTCTAAGTACGCTGAATTAATTAATGAGTATAAGACACTTGAAAACGATTTAAACCTCGCAAATCTATCCAAAACAACAAAACAGCGTACATTGAAGCGAATGGAAAAGATTAATAAGTTAATTTTTAACCTTGAAAACATATAAAACCCCGATATGACAAACGCAATAGGTACAATCAAAGAAATATATCAACCCATAACGACACCCAAAGGAACTCCAATACAAGAGATTAGCCTTCTTAAAAACGACCAAACAACTATTTATCTACAAGCTCACAGACACTTGGATATTTTAAACGACATCGAAGTGAATGATGAAGTGCTTGTTTCCTACGAAACATTTGGCAAAGAGATAAAAAAAGAAGCGTCTATAATTCATTTTAATACACTTGTGATTAAAAAAATCAATAAGTTATGAATTTAGATATTGAAACAATCCAAAGTATAGTTTGCAATCATTACGGAATTACGCCTAAAACGCTTTTTAAAGCATCAAGGAAGCGCGAAATTATAGAAGTTAGGCATATATTCCATTACCTCGCTAAAAAGTACACACGGCAGACTTATAAAAAAATAGGCGGTTACTCAAATAGAAACTACGCAACAGTTATGCACTCAGTAAATCACATTAACGATATGAAATTCACTGATAAAAATTTTGAAGCGATAGTTAAAGAAATTGAAAGTTATGTAGATGACTTATCTGAAATTTTAAAAAACCATAAAATTAAGGCAAGAAAAAACCCTACCGAAATGGCAAGTGAAATTTTAAGCAAACAAATAACCTCAGTTGTTTAGTTATGGCGAAAGACCCAGCATTTTTATTTTATTCTTCTGATTTTTTAAATGGAATTTCTGATTTAACAATGGAAGAAAGAGGGCAATATATCACACTTTTATGTTTACAACATCAAAAAGGTGAATTGACAGATAAAACCATTAGGTTATCGGTAGGTTCTGTCTCGGTTGATGTAATTTCTAAATTTTCAAAATTAGACAATGGTAATTTAGTAAATGACAGGTTAATAATTGAGATTGAAAAGCGTAAAAACTTTACTGAAAGCCGCAGAAACAATGGTAAAAAAGGAGGCAGACCTACAAAACCGATAGGTTATCCTAAAAATAACCTTATGGAAGATGAAAATGAAAATATAAATGAAGATATAATTTTAGATAAAAAAGAAAAAAACAATTTTTCAAGTGAATTAATTATAGATCCACAATGGGTTGAAAATATTTGCAGAATGAATAAAATTAATCCAACCATATTAGCAGAAAAGTTAATAAATTTTGATTTAAAACTCGCAAGTGAATTGGAAACTAAAATTAATAAACAAGAATATGCAAGTCATTTTTCAAGGTGGTTATCCTTAGAATTAAAAAAAGAAAAAACAGTGATTGGAAAAGAAAAACAAACCGGCGCGCAAGCCTTTAAAGATTTAGTTTATGGAACAGCTACAAGTTTATAATAAGCCTGAACTGGTTTTAATTTCAGAAAAAAAGAAATTAAGAGACTATACACCTGAGCAAAGAATGGCACAAACGGCTAATTTAGTTTACAAACTTTTAAATCTCTTAGGCGTTAATGACGGAAAAACAGAACACCACATTGAACTTGCAAGACACGTCTCAGATTTTTATGGTCATTTTACTTTTGAACAAATTGAAAAAGCCTTTGGATTATTCATAGTTGGCAAATTTAAAACAAGACCATTTCAACAATTAAACGCCGTAGTGTTTGGGTTGGTAATGCAAGAGTTTGACGAATACCAAAAAGAACAAACAAAAGTTTACCGGTTAAACATTCAGGAATTTAAAAATAAAGCGATTCCAATGGAAGCAAAAGACAAAGACGAATTAATGAGGGGTGCGATCAGTAACGCGATTCAAGAATTTAAAAAAACAGGACAAATTGAATTAGCAAGTAGTAAATATGATTGGTTAGACAGTCAAAACAAACTACAAGGCATACGTTCAACTCCTGAATGGGAAAAGCTAAAGCGAACTAAATATAATTCAGTACAAGCGAGATTAAAGGTTCATTATGAAAATCACAAAACAGCGAGCCGCGATGAAAAAAACGATGCTAAAAATATTTTAAAAGAAATTCAAGAAAATAAAAGCGGAAAAGTGATCTCACAATGTAAACTTGAATTATTAGAAGATTATTTCAGTCAACAAATTAAGCTATGAAAACAAAAAAATGCACAAAATGCGGAGAAGAAAAAGCACTGAGCGAATACGGAAAACACAAAGACGGAAAACACGGTCTTAGGGCTTATTGTAAACAATGTCGTTCAGAAATAGCAAAAGAAGAGCGTAAAAATAATCAAAAAATAATATACAAATTTATGTCAAATCACAAAGGCCAATTACCAACAGATTACTCAAGGATATTTTTAGAAAAGCAAGAAGCGATGAGCTGGTATGAAAAAAACGGTAAGGGATGCGAAGAAAAATGTAACAGAAAATTATACTTAGCTGAATTAACCATACAAAAACAAGCGTAAATATGGAGTTACAAATAGCAATAACATCAACTTTAATAATGATAATAATAATTTTAAAACTAAAGCAATGACAAAACACAGATTCATCGACAAAGAAGGCAACGGAATAATAGTTGAAGCCGAAAACAAAGAAAAATCAATAGTGATATTAGAGAGATTGGGAATTAATCCTGAAAATCTTAAGTATTCTCAACACTTAAGTAACGCTTAAATTATACAAATGAACTATCTTAAAACCCATTCCTTATTAAGTGCCTTAGCGATAGCCTCTAACTTACTAAGGGTTGGGTTTCCTTTACCTTGTTCTAACATAGACACTTCACGTTGGCTTAATTTAACGCCAGTTTCTTTTAGCACCATTTCAGCTAATTCAATTTGGGTAATATCCAAAACCCTTCGCGCTTGCCTGATCTCTTTACCTATTTCCATTGGGTCAAATTTATAAAAAAAAGTGTTTTCCATACGCAAATATAATACAAATTACATTAAATATGATAAATAGTAAATAATTTATTTAAAATAAATAATAATATATGTTGTTTATATCATATTTATTTATACATTTACAAAAATATTAAGATGCACCACCAGAGAAACCTAAACAATAATTTCTTATAAAGAATAAAAATAATTGTGTAAAATCTAAACCCGGACTGCTGGTGGCGCATTTTAACAACTTAAAAAATTAAATTATGAAAACATTAAAAATTCAATTCGAGATCAACCTTCAAAAAGTTTTAATTATTTCCGTAGTTACGGCGATAATCGCCGTTACATTGTATAACGCTATCACCGTAGGCTTTCAACCGTCTTAATTATGAAAATTTTAAAAGTAATAATCGCACTAAGTTTATTCGCTTTCATAGTTTTTGAAGCGATTATAGTTCTTAATTCTGTTTTAGATGCAATACAGATAGGTATAAATTTTTAATAAAAAGCATATATAAATGATTAATTACAGATTAAACGAAAACTACAAATACATCAATTCACCTAAACTTTTTATGTTAAAAGAAGTAACTGGTTATCGTTTTAATTTTGAGTGCGGTCACTGGTGTACTGATTCTGTTTTTGTTGATTTAGTCAGGGTAAAAACAAACATTCAGGTTTATAAAGATTTGCAACTGGATTTGTTTTAAACTGCTAAACTCAGCCATTAATGCTAACTAATTTGTAAATGATTTGAACGACTTAAAAAACTAAATTTTAATATTATGATGATAAGTAGCGGTTTCGATTTAGCAAACCAAAATAGAAGAAAAGAGAAAAAAGAACGAGCCATAAAAACGGCTAAAAAGTTAAATAATAGAATAATGTTATTTGCAAAAGACATAGTAAACGAACCCTCGTTTGCAAACTATGACAAAGCGGAAATATTAAAATATATTTTTAAAGATACCGAAAACGGAGTTTAAATTATTTACGGAGTTATGCGATTTTTTGGAGGAATATACCATGGTTAAAAATACAAAAAAGACCATGGCTAAAAAAGAGTTTCATAAATACAAACATCTGCCAAAATTACGCATAACTATAAGCGTATAAAGCTAATAATTTAAAACACAAAAAAAACTTAAAGAAATGGAAAAAGAGATTTTAAAAAGAGTAAAAAGATTAAACAAAGATTTAAAAGAAGCGTATTTGACTGGTGGAGAAAGATGGCACGTAGAAAGTGAATTAGCTTTTTTGACTAAATTATTGGCTTTATGCGTAGTTGGTGTTACGTTAAAGGAAAAACACAAAAGAATGATTGAGGAATTAGAGAATGACTTAAAAATATTACACCAAGATGAAGATTTTAGGTTAAGTGACAATAGCGAATGGAGTAAACAATTAGGGTTCGCAGAAGGAAAATTAAGTGTATTACAAAACCTTTAATTAACTACAACTTACAAGGCTATGAAAAGGGCTGGATTATTAAAAAACTAATATTATTGAAAATTTAAAACTAAAAATTATGAATAGAGAAATTAAATTTAGAATGTGGAATAACGTAGAAGATAAACCTGAACGCTCCAGATATTTTTACGATGAATACGATGTTTTTGAGTGCTTAAAACAACAAGCGTTATTTAATAAAAACCCAAAAGATAAATTAGGATATGACCACGTTGGCGATGGTAATTCTTTTGAGCAATTTACAGGAATACAAGACAAAAACGGAAAAGACATTTACGAAGGTGATATTATGAAAATAATACTTGAAGGACTTGGATTTTGGGAAAAGCAAAAAGACCTTGAAAGAATTGGTAAAGTTGTTTACAATGAAGATTATGCAGGTTATTTAGTTGTTTGGGAATATTCTAAAGACCAGCATCACGAAAATTTAAGTTGTGATTTAGCTTTTACAGGTGAAATACTTGGGAATGTTTATGAAAACCCCGAATTTAAAAAACTGGATTAATCAAACGAGCCTAAATGAAAGCCTTTTTTATAGCCGGTGTTGTTGTTTGTGTTGGGTGGATGGAAACAAATTGTTCTTATTGGCGATTCATCGCCCAATATAAACTACAACTGTATTAGTAAATGATTTGTATTGCCTAAGAATTACAAATTTTAAATATTGAAATAAATTAAATTGATTAACAAAAATTGAATACTAACCGACTATCGCAATATAAATTATTTGCATAGTTATTAAACGTAAAAAATGAAAAAAGAAGATTATTATCGTAAAAAATACAATGAGTTGCAAAAAAAAGACAGCGACAACGAACAATTAAGTGGTTGCGTAGCTTTAATATGTGTATTTATTTTCTTTATATGCATTGTAGCCATCAGTTAGCTTTTTATGTTTTACAACTAAATAGTAAATGACAAGTGCGAATAAGAAAAACTAAATATTAATTTTAAAAAAAAACAAAGCGATGGAATATAATGTTAAGAAATTTGCCTTAAAAAAAGGGATTAACCTAAGACAGAACATTGACTGTAAAGACGGAAATTGGAGTTCATTACAGGACTTATTAGAAGAATACGCACATAGATACTACAAACATAAAGAAGGCGAGCGTATTAACGGAAACGAAACAAAATGTATGCACTAAGTAAGCATTTGTTATTTACATAGTTACCTAACGTTTAAATTTAAAAATTATGGAACATTTGAAGTTAATAAATGACTTTTTAGAAATACACACAAGTAAGAACATTGCCGAAGTTGGCGTTATTATAGTTTTAATTTTATCACTTTATATCGCAAAAAAGCGAATAGACAAAAGTCAGCTTTAAATGTTTTGTAACTAATTTGTGCAAGGTTTTTGCCAAACTAAAAAGTAATAAGGAAAAGTAAAGTAATTTTAATTTTAAAAGCGGTGGCTATTTGCGTTAGCAATGTACACATAATGATATGAAAAATACAGAATTAAGAATTGGAAATTCAATTTATTTTGATGATAAAATACAGCAAATTGACTGGAGTCATTTTAAATTTATTTACTACAAAGACTCTTTATTAAAAAAATTTAAACCTATTACATTAACAGATGAGTGGTTATTGAAGTTTAAAAAAGATGAATATGGTGAGTTTTGGAATAACCTTTCAAAAGATATTAACGGTATTTTTATATGGGTAAGTGGGTATAAAATTTACATTAAATACGTTCACGAATTACAGAACCTTTATTTTGCTTTAACAAAAAATGAAATACAACGTGTAGATGGCTAAAATTAAAATTATGAATGAACTAATATTTATCCGTTGGAAAGGAAATTAAGCCTAAACTATGCACGGAGTTGGGGTTTGGTTTGAGTAGATGGAACTTACGCCAACAAATAAGAGAAAAACCATAGGCAAGCCAAAAGTAGCATAAACTTTAACACATCGGACAAAATAAATTACAATATACTTTGATATGACAAGTGCTGAATTAAGAAAACAAATTTTACTATGAAAGATAAATAAAGTTTTAACAATTTTAAAAGTGGTGGCAAATTGCCGACAGGCAAAACAAACTTAATTAAAAACTAAATATTATGAATAAAGACTATATTAATTGGTGGCAAGAATTATCGGGTTCAGAAAGATTTGCTATAATGAAAAAATATGATATGGTGAAAATACAGGATAAACCATTAAAAAGAATGTGGCAAAAGGAAATATTAGCTGGAGAATGCAAGTGCATAAGAATTGTTGGAGCAAGCGAATGGCACACAAACGGATGCAAATTACACCCTAAAATTAATAAATTATGAAAGAAACAGAAAGCGAAAGAATAAGAAGACGAAAAGGAATAAAACATTATAAAGAAATAACAAAGAATTTTAAAAATGACCTTAAATATTTAGATGATTATGAAAAATATAAATATCTAAAAAAAGAAATGGACAATATTTTTTGGCAAGGATTTTATGTTTAAATGCGTGTAGATGGCTAAAAATTGTTAAAACGATTACGAGTAACAAACATTATTTGAACAACGACACAAAGCATTTGTTATATTGAGTGTTGTTAAATGTTTTGGGAAATTGGACTAAAATTTTTCTGATTGGAGTAACATCAGCCCAATATATTTTACAACGTATGGTGCTATGAGAAGTAGCGGATTAATAAAAACTAAACTTTAAATTTATGACTGATTTTAAAAATACACCTAAACTTTCAGAAAGCACCGAAACCGCTATTTCTTATAGCACGTGTTATGACCAGTGCTTATCCGATGTTTATAACGAAGATTGTATTGAAGTAATGAAACGTTATCCTGACAATTATTTTGACTTGGCTATTGTAGACCCGCCTTATGGGATTGATATTAACAACAGCGGAACTCATTTTAAAGAAAAATACGAAATAAAAAATTGGGACAAAGAAACTCCAAGCGATGAATATTTTACTGAACTAAAAAGGGTTTCTAAAAACCAAATTATTTGGGGAGGAAATTATTTTTTAGACAGATTAGGAAATTGCAAATGTTTTATTATTTGGGATAAAAAAATAGCTGAAGATATGAGTTTTGCAATGTGCGAAATGGCTTGGACTTCATTTAAAAACGGAGCAAAAATTTATAATAAAACAGCAACGCAATTAAATAGAATACATCCAACTCAAAAACCAATAGAACTTTATGATTGGTTAATTGATAGATATTCAGAAAAAGGACAAATTATTTTAGACACACATTTAGGAAGTGGAAGTTCAAGAATTTCTGCTAATAAAGCGAAATTAAACTTTGTAGGATGCGAAATTGATAAAGAGTATTTTGATAAACAAAACAAAAGATATGAAGATTTCATTTCTCAAACACGTCTTTTTTAACCGCTGCTATTGCATTGGTCATAACTATTAATATCAAAACAAAACCCAAACTTAAATGAACTCAATTACAATCACTTACCGTTTAATAAAGAGATTTAGAACGCATAATCATATCCAATTATCTGATTGCGGAAAGTATTTTAATATCAAAAGTTCAAAAGAGATTAAATTAAAAGTTTGCGGAAGTTCTATTGGTATTTGGCTCGATCCAAAAACATTCTTAATAAAATCTAAGATAAAAGACAATTTAGAATTGATACCGAAATATCAAACTTACTTAAATGATTATTTGACGGACTTATAATAAAAAACTATATTAACATTAATGTTAATAACTATTATTTATACTTATGATTTAATTATGTATCTTTGAAGTACTTACCCCTCTAAAGTACTTATGGCGAAAAATAAATATATCGAAACCCCTGAAATACTAAAGGATTACTTTTTAGCCTATGAAAAAGAGGTTAAGGGTAATCCTTTTATCATTAAGGATTGGGTAGGTAAAGACGCTGAACAAGTAAACCGAGAGAAAGAAAGACCATTAACAATCGAAGGGTTTGAATGTTGGCTTTCTGAGCACGAAATCATTGAAGATTTAGGGGATTATCTCGCTAATAGAAATAATGCTTATTCAGAATATTCCGCTATCTGTTCGTACATACGCAAGAAAACGCGTAAAGACCAAATAGAGGGCGGTATGGCTGGGATATTCAACCCAAGCATTACACAACGCTTAAACAGCTTAGTTGACAAGACTGAAAGCACGGTAATTCAAGAACAACCATTGTTTCCTGATACACCTAACAAGTAATGTTTCAAAGAACAACAGCTATTAACAAAATACTTGCGATGGAATCGCGTATTAAAGTAGTTCAAGGCAGTACATCCGCTGGCAAAACTTACGGAATTATACCGGTTGAAATAGATTACAGTATTAAACATCCAAGAACCCTAACAACCTTTGTTGCTGAGAGTATTCCAGCAGTAAAAAGTGGATGTGTTAAAATATTCAAAGACGTTATGTTTGATACTGGACGTTGGAATGAGAATAATTGGTTAGGTTCACCGCTTCAATACACGTTCTCTAACGGCTCAATAATAGAGTTTAAATCATTTGATAGTATTGGTAAAGCAAAGGCGGCGGGAAAACGCGACAGATTGTTTTTAAATGAAGCAAACCACATCCCATTCCATATTGCAGACGCTTTAATGATTAGATCAAAGCAAACATTTATAGACTTTAATCCTGATAATGAGTTTTGGGCGCATACTGAAGTTTTGCCAGAGAAAAATAGCGAGTTTTTACTACTCACATACTTAGACAATGAGGCTTGCCCTGAAGAAACTATTGAAGATTTAAACATTAAAATAGCAAAAGCATTTTACAACCCTTTAGAAAGTTGGGAAAACCCAAAGAACGTTAAATCATTCTATTGGGCGAATTGGTGTAGAGTGTATGTCAAAGGCGAGATAGGCAGTTTAGAGGGCGTTATCTTCAATAATTGGAAACAAATCGATACAATACCTTACGATGCACGTTTAATCGGTTACGGCCTTGATTTTGGCTATACAAACGACCCTACGGCAATAACCGAAATATACAAATGGAACGACCAAAGAATCTTAAACGAGGTTTGCTATCAAAAAGGTTTAGGAAATAGCGAAATAAGCAAGTTTATTAAAACAAAATTACCTTGTTACTGCGATAGCGCCGAACCCAAATCAATAGCTGAGTTAAAACGATATGGCGTTAATGCATTAGGAGTTACCAAAGGAACTGACAGCATCAATTTTGGGATTGCTACAATGCAAGACCAAACATATTTGGTTACTTCTTCTTCTATAAACTTAATCAACGAGTTAAGAAAATACGCGTGGGATAAAAACAAAACCACCAACGAAAAGATAAACAAACCTATTGACAATTTCAACCATTTGATTGACGGAATCCGTTATCACGAAATGGAAACAATCGGTTTAAAAGTTAACCGTTCAATAAAAATTAAGGTATGACAAATATCACAATCAAAGAGTACACCGAGTTAAAAGATGTAAGCGAATACGATGTACTTGTGTTCTTAAAACCCAAACCAATATTCGGCGTTCATGAAATGGATGTTAGGAAAATGACCTATGAAGAAGTGAAATCGGTTACACGAACACTCAGGAATTTCAAAGACTGGAATAGTGTTAAGAATGTTTTTGAAACGTGCTTTAAAATTGACGCGCTAACTTTTTGGAGTGGTTCAATAGTAGATTATTTTAAGGCTAAAAACTACATAGTAAAAACCTTTAGCGATTTACTTGAGCGCGAACAAAAACTATTGCAAAGCATTTCAAAGGATTCTGTTTTATGGGAAGCTGCTGGAGGTAAACGATTAGACAAATTTAGCGATGTATTACCCCTTAATCAATTAGGGAAAATATACGGGATTTATCCTTTTGAATTAAAAGACTATTTGTATGAAGAAATACTATTGCTTCTTACAATCGAGACTGTACAAAACCAAGTTGAAAACAAATTTAACGAACTTAAGAAATAATGGATTTAGTCAGAGTTTTAGAAACGTATTGCGAGGCAAACAATATCGAGTTTATGTATGGCAGTAAAAGCCATTTGAACTTGTTAGAAAGCGAAATCACAGGCGAAAAAGTACACTTGTTATTATTCCCGGTTAGACGCTCAACAGAAACAAACGATTATAACACCGCTATAAAAGCGAATGTATATAAAGGCAATTTCTTTTTAGTGGTTGCGTCAAATTTAGACCAGCATTATTTCAATGAGAAAGAGCAACCGCAAGAAACAAGTAAGTATACTAAAAACATTGAACCGTTAATTACTAAATGGAAAGCGTTAGAAAACTATTTGCTTGGATGCGTTGGCGAATTAGAAGTTACGCAATGGGAAAGTATAGATGCAATTGATGTACTGGACGCGAATAAGGATGGATTGTGGTGTACTTATTCAATAAAACAATAGTATGGTAACATTTATGTTTGGGTTTGTTGTAGGTCATTTAATAGCGTTGGTTATGGCATTTATTATTTACTCTAATTATAAAAATAAATTATGACAGCAAAAGAAAAAGCAGAAGAATTAATTGAGAAACAATTTAATGTAGATATAATGAGATGTGATTTTTATCAATCACACGCAAAAGAACACGCTCTTATTTGTGTGGATGAAATTATAAAAGAATTAGAAACATTTAGAGATTTAAATAACACTTACAGCTTACCGTATATGATTAATTGGCAAGAAGTTAAAAAAGAAATAGAAAATATTTAATGAGTAAACAAATCCTTTCAACTGAATTTGAGTTTCTTAAGTTAGATTTAATCGAGGCTTACGATGCTAAAGGGATGCGTTCAAGTGGTAAGTGGGCGGATTCTTTAGAGGTTGAATCGGAAATAAATAGAGTTGTATTGTGGGGTTTGGAATATTCACAACAACTTGAAACAGGAAGGCAACCCGGCAAACAACCGCCGACAAGCGTAATTGAGCAATGGATTTATGACAAAGGAATCGCAAACCAAATCGAAGGTAAAATTACCGTTAGTAGTTTGGCTTATTTGATAGCGCGTAAGATTGGGCGCGAAGGTTGGAAACGCGAAGAATACGGCGGAGTTGAATTGATTAGTGAAATAGTGACTGAACAAAGATTGCAAAAGATAATAGACCAAGTTGGCGAAGTGAAATTGATAGAGTATAGTACAGAAATATTTAACCTTATAAATGAAATGGCAGTATGATAAATTTTAGCACAAGTGTAGCTGAGGACAAATGGTTATTTAGCGAAAACAACAAGATATTTGAGTTTAAAAGCGATTCAATTAAAACGCCCTTATACTGTGACGTTACATTCTTAACAACTTCAATAAGATTATACCCACATCCTGACGGTTCGTTTTGGGTTAACCTTAAAAACTACCTATCAGTTCAGTTAAACAGTTACGCTGACAATTTAGACTTTACTTCTATTGACGAATTAGGAGTTAATACGTTTGTATTCGATTGGTCAAGGGTTTTTATCAATGAAACAATCACTTTTACAATCACTTTTACCGACTTAACAACCGAATTAATTACCAAAACACCTAAAATATTATTAGGCGGTGAAGATTTAAAGGCGTATAAACGAGGTGAAACGATTAAAGACCTTGTAAACCCTATCCTTTCACCGCTAAAAAAGGGAACGCAAAACCGTTTTTACCTTAAATATTGGGATGGTTACCCTTTTGATTTCACCTATGCAAGTTCAGTAGGTCAAACAATTACCAATAATACGACTTTAAACGTGTCGCCTATTATCACAATGCCAGCAAGCGTTAATAGAATTGTGCTTAGTGACGGCGATTTTGACATATCAGACGCTAACTTCTTGCCTATTGTAATCGGTTATAACGAACTGCAATTCATTAACAGTACATTTATTGACCTTTGGAAAATTGAAAGCGGTTGCGGGGTTTATTTGAAGTTCTTAAACAAGTTAGGGGGCTTTAACTATTGGCTATTTAACGAACAGCACGAGAGTAAACTATCAAGCAAAAGTATAGGCTCAATCAATAATGATTTTTACAATATAGAAAATACTTATAGCCCTGAAATAAGTCTGGGACGTACATCAAATGAAATACTAACGATTGGTGTTGACAGCTTAAACGCTGACGATATAAATGTTTTATCTCAGATTGCATCCAGTCCCAAAATTTACCTATTTATGGGACAAAGATTTTCAAGGAGTTCGTTTAACGATTGGGTTGAAGTAAACCTTGAAAACAAAGAAATAGTCTTAAGGGATTTTAAAGGACACGTTCCTAATATCACATTGACAATTAAATTGCCTGAGCAACAAAACGTAAGATTATGATACTATATATCAATAACGTTAAAATAGATTTGCCGGATAGTTTTTCAATTGCAAGAACAAAGCAAGTGAATGAGATTGGGCGTTTGGATAACAGGCAAAGCAATTTGACACATAAAATTAAACTGCCTAAAACCAAAAACAACATTATAGCATTCAGGTATTTAGGCGAGCAAGGCAGTACATCGCTAATCCCTTACCAAAGAAATACAGCGCAACTATTTAATGATGTCGGCGAGTGTGAAATTTATAACGGATGGGCGGTTGTTGAAAACACAAATGATTATTATGAAGTGGTTATTTATGACGGCTATGTTGAATTTTCAAAAGAGATTGAGAATAAGAATTTAACCGACTTAGGTATCTCAGAATTAAACCATACTAAAACATTAACCAACGTGCAAAATAGTTGGTTGCCTGGAAGTAATTACAAATACATTTTAGCGGATTACAACGGTAAAGTGTTTTATGATAACGCAACCGTTAAAACTTTGAATATTGATTATTTAGTACCGTCCGTAAGTGTATCGTATTTGTGGAATAAGATTGCTACATTTTTCGGTTACACTTTTGAAGGCTCGGTATTTTCATTGCCAGCGTTTACGAGTTTGTACATGACATTTCCAAAAGGATTAAGCAATTCCGCTTTAGTTCCTGAGTTGTTTTATACTTCAACAGGTTTTGGTATATTGGATAATTTCAGCACGAACGCTTATTTATCGCACGTTACGCCCGTGACAACTTTAGGTAGTTTTCTTCCTGATAACGGAGGTTTAACAGTTGATAGGACAGGCGCATATTTATTCAATACTACAGGCACAATATTAGCTGATTTAGAAGATCAATATGGAACGCTTTATTATGATGCCGTAATGAGTGTATATGTAGTTGTTAACCCAGCCAACACAACAAACGAACCAATCATTTACAATTCATTACACGACAATATGATTATTCAATTGAATAGCGGTGATGTTGTTTATTTATATACGAGTTATGGCAGTAGTCAATATGTAAGCATCCGGGATTTAGATTTAACAGATTTTAATGTGACTTATTCATTTATCGAAGGCGATGTGATAGATTTTGAAACCGCTTTAATTGACTTCAAAGTAAAAGATTTTATAAATGAGATACTTTGGCGGTTTGGCCTTACCCCTTTTAAACATAAATACAATAAACAAATTGACTTTTTAACCTTTAACGAGTGGTTTAACAATCCTGAGTATGTCGATTTATCCGACAGGTTTGTAAACATTATAAATGAAGCATATCAGTATTCAAATTACGCTCAAAATAATCTATTGAAATTCAAATACAATGACGAAGAAAGCGACCATAAAGACGGTGCAATCTTAATTGATAACGTAAACTTAGCGGAAACCGTAAGTATAATCAGTTCAAAAATTTACGCACCAAACAAAGAACGCTCAACAATATTTGACGAGTTGTTTAATATTTATCCTTTGTGGGATAAAGAAGCTAACGAGAAAGACGGTGCAATCGAAATCAAATACAAATCAAAAGACAAACGGTTCTATTTTTTAAAATCAATAGATAAAACCTATACAACTTTTGCAATCGGTAGTGAATCTCTATCGGATGCCACAACCATTACCAACATCCCGGTTGAATCATTTAGCCAAATGTCGTTTAATGATGTGGTGCAAAATTATTACATACCAATTTACAACGTACTGAATGAGTTTAAAATTATGACCGTTGAGTTAAGACTTGATGACAGCTTCATAGCAAACTTAGATTTGAAAAAGCGCATTTACATAAAGTATTTATCGAGTTGGTTTGTGATTAATAAAATACCAAACTATTTAAGAAAAGGAATTTATAAAGTTGAACTAATCCAAGTGAAAAATAATGGCTAAAATTAAGATTGCAGAATTAGAGATTGATGACAAGGCGTTGATTAAATCAACAAGCGATGTGAAGAAAGCAATTGACGAACTGAAAGCGGCTCAGAAAGACTTAGCCAATCAGGGCGACACGAACTCAAAAGAGTTTGTAAAAAACGCGTCAGATTTAAAAGTATTGGGTTCGGCTTATGCTGGAAATATGAAAGCACTTGCTGGAATGACACAAGCAACCGTTGACGCAACGAATAAAAATGAATTAATGGCATTGGCATTAGGTAAAGAAGTTACGTCAATAGCTGAGGCGAGAGATCAAAACAAGATATTAAACAAACTTAGAAACGAAACAAACGTCTCAACCGCTGAGGGCAAAACACAACTCGAAGCACTCAATAAAAAGTTAGACCAAAATAATAATTTTGTAAAAGAAAATGCGGACGCTTATTTGCAACAAAAAATAAACATCGGTAACTATTCCGATAGTATGAAAGAGGCCTTAAACAGTATGAATCCTTTTAATGGTGGCTTAACTGGGTTTATACAAAGAAGTCAAGAAGCTGGAGGCGTTATGCCTTTGCTTCAAAACGGTTTAAAAGGCGTTATTACAGGTGTTTGGGGATTAATTAAAGCAAGTATCGCATTTATAGCAACCCCAATAGGCGCGGTTATCACTGCAATAGCGGCGGTTTTTGCTATTTTATACAGTGTTTTGAGAACTTTTACCCCAGTATTGGACAAAATAGAACAAGGATTCGCCGCCGTTAGTGCTGTTTTGAATGTAATTAAAACAACTATTGTGTCAGTTATGACAGGCGTTAAAGATTTAGGCTCAGTATTCTCAGGGTTGGGCGGTGAAATGAAGAAGGCGGCTGCCGAAGCGGTGGCGTTTACAAAGGCGCAACAGGATTTAGACGATGCTTTAGAGAAACAAGAAATAACATCCGCAAGAAATAGGGCGGAAATTGATAAATTAAACACTTTAGCAAAAGATAGAACCAAAACAGACGCCGAAAGAATCGCGTTGTTAAAGAAAGCTGAGGAAATTGAAACCAAAGATTACAACCAACGGTTAAAAAATGCCAAAGAAGAAGAAAGAATCACGCTTCAAAAAATTAAAAGCGCGGCAAAATTAAGCGATGCTGAGTACGCTCAATTAGTTAAAAGCGGTTATGACTATAAGGAAACTACTGAGGGTAAAGGTATGGCCGCTGATGAACTCTTTACTAAGTTAAAAGAAAACCAAGTTAAGTTAGCCGGATTAGACCAACAGTACAATGTGAATCTTGAAAAAGGTATCAACAAGCAAAACAAGTTGATTGAAGATGCTGAAAAAGAAAGAGAGAAAGCAATTGAAGCAGAAAAGGCAGCCAACGAAAAAGCAATCGAAGCATATAATAAAAGGGTTGACGCAAAAATTAACGGACTAAAACAAGAACTCTCATTACTTGAAGAACAAAACAGATTCAATACAGATACTATCGGTAAGCAAAAAATGTTTGCGGCTGAATCAATTGAAATTTTAAAAGCTGAATTGGCCGCTAAAAAAATATCACAAACAGAATACCAAACATCCGTTTTAAAAATCAACAACGATTTAGAAGCGACTGAAATTGCACGTTTAAAAACTTTTAATGATAAGAAAAACGCTTTACAGAATGAACTGGATTTACAAAATACAGTTGGTCAAGATGAACGCGAAGCACTTAAATTAACTCAGGATTTAGAAAAACATTTAGCAGAATTAGAAAACATAAATTTAAAAGAAACCGAAAAGGCAGAATTAAAAAAACTAATCTTAGAACAATACAATTTAGACGTTGACGCAATGGCCGACAAAGCCGCAACAGAAAGAGCGCGAAAACAATCTGAATTTGATATACAAGAAATAGGATTTGAAAAGACAAAAGCCGAAACAAAAATCGCATACGCTCAACAAGTAGGTAATATTTTAACCAGTTTATTAGGTAACTCGTTAGGCGCACAATTAGCGGCTATTGCTTTTGATGCCGTTATACAAATAGCAAAATTAAAAATAGCAACGTCAGCGGCTCAACAAATAAATATGGCAGCGGCAACAGCCGTATCAATTCCGACTTTAGGTGCGTCACTTGTAGCGGCCACAGCTTCAAATATTGCGTTAGGCGTTTCATCAAAAGCGCAACAAGCGGCTATTATGATAAGTGCCGGAATAAGCGGTTTAGGTGCGGTTGCAAAGAAATTTGAAAAAGGAGGTATTCAAGAAATAGGCGGTAAAAGTCACTCACAAGGCGGTACTAAATTTTACGGTGAAGATGGTACAACGTTCGAGGCTCAAAGCGGCGAAGGTATCGGAATATTAAACCGTTCCGCTTATGCTGGCTTTATGGATTTCAACAACTCATTTAACGGCGGTCAATCCGGTAACGGCAAGTTTGCTGGCGGTGGAATCATAACACAAGGCGTTAGACCAAACGGTGATAATTTAGCGCAAGCAATTCAAGATATGAATTTATTTGTAGCAGTTGAGGACATCAACAGAGGTCAAGGCAGTTACGCAAAAGTTATCGAAGGTGCTAACAGTTAAACACATTTTAAACGGCTGGCAAAACTACATGGATAAATCTGAGGTGATTGAAAGTGTAGCGAAAGAACGTGCAAAGATTTGTTCAAAGTGTGAACATATAAGGCACGGTAAATTATTAGCTTTTATCAAAGACGATTTAAAAGAAATTGAAGGATGTTATTGTAACATTTGTAAATGTCCGTCAAGTGCATTATTAAGATCAACTAAACCCTGTGAAAAAAATAAATGGTAGAAACAATTATTGAAACCGAAACCCGCTACGAACAACTTTTAAAAATTGATTTATTAATGTTGGTAAGACGCGGATTCGTGCCGGTGCATTTAATGGATTGGAAACAAATTTATGAAACCTATTTAATTGAGTTGGCACTCGCTAAAAAAAGCAAGACAATTGGTTGTGTAGGCGTTGCACAACAAGCGACTGCGGACGAGTTTAAACTATCGCTTAGGCATATTCAAAATGTTATTAATTATATGATTGGTTAATCATATCGTTTAACTCTTTTTCAAACTTTTTGTACTCTAAAGACTGTTCATATTTGGGCGGTCTTTTTTTTGCGCGAATATTCCGTCCAATCCTAACCAAATTCAGGATAATAGACAATATAAATAAACCGACAAAAAACAATACAATCATTTTATGCAGTAAAGAGTTCATATTCAACCCTCAAATGTACAATAACTTTGATACATATCAATGAATTATGGAGGGAAATATTTATATAACAGGCTTAATAGGTACGATTTACGATAATGAAGGTATCGTTACTGAAAAAGGCGTTGAATTAATTGATGTTATTACCCAAGTGAAAGCGCAAAAAGGCGCAACTTCTTTCAATGTTTTCATTAATTCTCCGGGTGGTGTTGTAGATACGGGATTCGACATTTACAATTACTTAAAATCTTTACAAATTCCAATCAATACTATCGGTCAAGGTATGGTTGCTTCAATTGCTACGGTCATTTATATGGCTGGAATGAATCGAAGTTTAAAACCAAACACCGAGTTTATGATTCACTTGCCAAGCGGTGAAGTGGGTGGTACTTCAGACGATATACAACTGTATTTAGACTACATAAAAGGCGAGCAAAAAAGAATCGTAAAATTTTATGCAGACAATACAGGATTAAGTGACGAGGCTTTATTGCCTTTATTAAAAAATGAGACATTCCTAAGCGTTCAACAAGCGTATGAATTAGGCTTCTCAAACACGCAACCTATCGCGGTTGCACCAGTAGCGTATTTTAACCTAAATAACAATGATATGAAACTAAGTGACGATGACAAGTCTTGGATTGAAAAACAATTCGGGGCAATTCTAAACACTTTTAAATCTAAAGCTAAAATGCTTTTAGTTCAAGACGCTAACGGTGTGGAGATTGACTTCACCGACTTAGAAGATGGGCAAGACATTGTAGTCGATTTAAAAGCGACTGTGGACGGTGCGCCGGCAGAGGGTGAGTTTGTAATGCCGAGTGGTGAAACGTATGTTTTCTCAGGTGGTACACTAACCGAAATTAAACCAGTTGAAGGTGACGACACCACAGATTTACAAGAAGAAATTGCACAATTAAAAGAGCAATTGGCAGCGCAAACAACAGCAAAGTTAGACGCGGAAAATGAAACCGTTGCACAAAAAGCAATTGTTGCAAAATTTGAAAAAGAAGTAAAAGAATTTAAAGCACAAATCACATCAAAATTTGATTTGGACGGTAAGAAAGAGAATGAAGGAGAAAAAGTATTAACCCAAAGAACATTTTTAAAAGTATAAATTATGGCAAGTTTAATTGATGTAAGCGCATTGACGCTGACCAAAGAAGAAGCAAAAGAAATCGGATCATTGATCCTTGAAAAAGCATTTGTGGAGGGCGAACTTTCGTCTGTACACGCAATCGAAACTGGAATACAGCACGATATGCAAATCCCTTTCGCGGGCAAAATCGCTGACAGCTTAAAAGTAGCAAGCGGATGTACTCCTAACGCGGGTACTGGCGTTGCTTTTACTGACAAAGTATGGTCTCCAAAGGTTTATGACACACGTTGGGAACATTGCGCCGGTGACGCGAATAAACTATTTAAGTTATTCCAAAAAGCGCAAAGAATGAATCCTGATTTTTACAATAGAGTTGCATCTCCTGAAATGGGTGTAATCTATTCTTTGATTGAGCAAATGTTGAAAGAAAACCTACCAAACAAAATTTGGTTTAGTGATACAGCCGCCGCTGACGTTACAGGTTTAGGCGTATTTACTGACGGTACTGATGTTGCTTTATACAATGTATTTAATGGTTTGTTCAAACAAATCTTTGCAGACACTAACGTACCGAAAGTTACAATTTCGGCCAACGCTGGTGCATCTTACGTTTTACAAGCATTAGGAACTGACGCCGCTTTAGGAATCTTTACCGCAATGGTAAACGGTGCTGACAGCAGATTGTTAGAAGATGGAACAGCTCAAATTTTAGCAACAAGGTCATTGGTTGACAATTACAGAAACACACTAAGAACCAAAACTTTAGGCGCTGGATTTATTGAAATCGTTGAAGGTGGAAAACCACAATTATATTTTGATGGTTATAAAGTAGTTACTATGTCTCAGTGGGATAGAACAATCAAAGCATATCAAGACAATGAAACTACTTTGAACTTACCTCACAGAGCAATATTCACCACTCCAGATAACATTCCTGTAGGTACTTTGTCATCTGATGACTTCGGTAAATTGGATTCATTCTATGACCAATACAGAAAATCAAACGTGATTGATGTTGCTTTCTCTTTGGATGCTAAACATTTAGAATCTTATATGACAGTAGCCGCTTATTAAGCGGTTACTTGTTTAACCTTTTAAAAAATATAAATTATGGCATGTGAAGGCTTAATGAATGCAGACATTTTATTTGATTGCGACAATAGTTCGGTTGCTGGTTTAGAAGTTGATGTGATACTTGTTAATTCAAGCGACATTGATGTTACCGCATTGACTTATAGTCCTACAAATAAACTGGTTATGACTAACTTTCAATTGATGCCGGGTAAAGTTGGATTCACTTTTCAAGGAGTGAAACAAGTAAACTCGTCAGCGTGGGAATTGGTTAAAAAAGAAATGGGGCCAGATAAGAAAAAACACATTTTTAATGGTGTTATTTTGAATCTGTCAGCCGCTAACAAATTGCAATTAGAGCAAATGAGTGAAGGTGGAAAATATGTTGCAATCGTAGAGCGTAAATGGAAAGGTGCTTTAAGTGCTGACGCTTTCGAGGTGTATGGTATCAACTCAGGATTAGAATTGAATGTCGCAACGTACAACTCAAAAGAGAATGACGGTACTGCTACAATCGAATTATCGTCAACAGACGGTTACGAAGAATCTAAAATCCCGTTGACACTTTTACATACTGATTATGCAACAACAAAAACCGCTATGGATAACAAGTTTATCGAAGCAGCAATATAGTTGGGAAAATTATAGTATAGAAAATATTATCGGTGGCAAAACCGCCGATAATATTTCATACTTAAAATTATTCTTAACAGACTATTCAAAATTATTTTCAACTAAAGTAAATCCGGGTTGCAAAAACTGTTTGAACTCATATTTACAAAAGTATAAATCTAAAATTTACGAAATGCAAAACGATTGCGAATACAGACTACAAGCAAGATATAACGGCATCCCTTTAAAATTTGGCTCAAGTACTTTCATCAACAATTCAAATATCACAAATGAATTTGCTGAAAAGTTAATGGAACGTTACATAAAACTTTACGAGGCTAAAGGCGAAGTCTTTAACCCGTCCACAATATTTGAGAAATACCCGGTTAAAATTGAAGCCATAGGCGAAATTGAGGTTATCTCTAAACTAATCAAAGTAAAAAGAACCCGCAAATCTAAAAAATAATGAAAGTTGACATTATTGATCTTGCAAAGCGACTTATTAAATGGGAAAGTAAATTAGATATTTACTCCAACGGCGCAGACAACGCTTATACTGAGCGAACCGAAAGGCTAATTAACAACAGTGTAACAGCTAAAACAGCGTCTAATATAATGGTTCAATACCTTTTAGGTAAGGGATTTGGTGACGCTGACAACCTAAGATTAGGCGGTGTTAAGTTGATTGACTTTGCTGAGGATATAGCGCAAGACATAATCGAAAACAGAGGGGTTTTTATACACGTTAATTACGATTTAAACTATGATTTTACTTCATTAAAAGTCTTGCCGTTTGGATGGTGTAGGATAGGAAAAAAGGATAGCAGGAAATACAACGGCAAGATTTTAATTAAAAGTGATTGGACTGACAAAAAAGAAGAACCGCAAATAATTAATGTTTACAATCCGAAAAAAGAAGTTATCGAGGCTCAAATTAAAGCGGTTAAAGGTATCGAAAATTATAACGGCCAAGTTTTCTATTACAATTTAGAAAGTAAATATTATTACCCACTTTCTCGCATTGATTCTGTTATGAATGATTGCGATAGCGAGGCGCAAAGTGCCGTTTACAAAAACCAATTGTTACGAAAAGGATTCTTTGGTAAAACTTTGGTAGTTACAAGACCATTAATTGACAACACAATAGCGGAAACAATCCTAAATGAACAAAGTCAGTCAATTATAAACCCACTTTACAGACAAGCAGAAAGCGAGGCTAAACAAACAAAAGAAACGATTGAAAAATTTATAGGTGCTGAAAATGCTGGAGGCGCAATGTTGCTCGAAATGGAATTTGCGGGTGATAAATTTGAGGATGCTATTTTGATCAAAAACATTGAAAGCAACATTACTCCAGACCTATTTAAAAACGTTGAAACAAGCGTAAGGGAAAACATTTTGATAGCCTTTAATAATTTGCCAGTCGGTTTGATTAGAGCAAGTGACGGGATTTTCTCAAACAGTGGAACTGCGATTGCTGAGATGAAAAAAATGTATTGGGAAAACACATCAAAAGAACGCAACATTTTAGAAACAATTGTAAACGATTTAATGAAAGGATTTGCCGGATATGATGGCGCTTACTTATCTATTTTACCATTGATGCAAAAAGAAGTTAGCAACGATGATGCAAACGCTCAGAAATTAGCAGCACAAGCCGCATTAAAAGGAAGTGTTGGAGGTGTTCAGGGATTACTTGCAATACAAGCGAGCGTATCTCAGGGCTTAACAGATTATGAAAGCGCAATCACAATTATTTCTGAAATATTTGGAATCCCTGACGAGTTGGCTCGCCAAATGTTAGGAACACCAAAAGTTAAACAGTACTAAAACCCTTATTGAAAATGGAAGCGTGGATAACACTATCGGGAATACAGCTTTATAAACAAGTAAGTAACAGCGTTTACAAAGACAAGTTAAATCAGATTATACTTGAAACGCAATTCGAGGACATACAGCCTTTATTGGGTGAAACTTTCTTTTATACGATAGATTCGAATATTGAGGCTTACGCTGATTTACTGAATGGCAGTTCATACTTATACAACGGCGTTACATACGTTAACGTAGGCTTAAAAGCGGTGTTGGCAAATTACATTTATGCACGTTTGGCAATGTTTGGGGATGTGATAGACAATCCTTTTGGAATGACCACAAAGTTAAATGTAAACGAAAGTAAACCAATTGATTTAGCAACCAAAAAAACGTTCTACAACTCAAACAGACAGTACGCTTATAGCCTTTGGTTAAACGTGGAAAAGTTTATTGTCAGAACCAATTTAGCAGGGTATAATTCAGGATGCACAACCAAACCAAACACTTTTAAAATATCTAAAATAGGATGACAATCATAAACAATATAGACGGCACTTATTTTGAATTTAACGGTATTCGATATTTTAAGAATTTCACATCCGTAGTTGCTGGAAACAAACTAAGGATTTTAAATGTTTACGATTCAAAGATTGAATTGTTGGCGTTAACTGATTTTAGTCAGGTTACTTTAGATAGTGTTATTCATACAAGCGTAGCAAATTTACAAGTGGCATTGTTGCCTGTTATTTACACTGCTAATATGACAATCATAGAAGGTGTAGACGCTCAGGAAGCAAATGAACTTATTGAAAAAGGATTCAATCATGTCATTAATTTCGATTGGTTTGTATTCGCACAAGTTTATAGATTTAATGGATCGCTTACTAATAATTTAGTGACCGACACAATCACTTTAGACCCGTCACCAATAACAACCGATTTTAAAAGGTTTGATGTAATTGTTTTTAATGATAATTTTACATTTAGCGTAATAAAAGGAGATGAGGGATTAAATCCGGCCATTCCTAAAATAGATCCACGCACACAACTACAACTTACCGTTATACTTGTGGAGGCAAACACCACTGAGCCGGGTTATGTAAATAAAGGTTTAATGTATGATGAAGGCGTTGGATTGCCTACTGAATTTGCGGTTACCAAAGTAGGTACGGAAATAACAATTAATAGCACTGACAAGGCGGTAAGTGGCACAAAATCAATAAAAGTAGCAAACCCAACAGTGGCAAACGTATTGTTTTTGGATAAAAACGATACCTTTAATTCGTTGGATGTTGATACAATTACCTTTAAAATAAAAAACGAAACGGCTGGTAGTTGGAGGTTTAATTTATATTCTTACAATTCGATAGGTGGTTTTTATCAAGGAAATACCGAAATAAGAAATGGTCGATATGGTTATAATTCTTATAATACAACCGATTGGCAAACAATCATTGTACCGAGAAGCGCAATTTTAGGAAGTACGGCTGTTTATAATACAGGTTTTGCTTTAACTTTTAGAAGTGCAACAACTACTTTTTACTTTGACCAATTTGCGATTAGCGGAAACTTTACACAACCACCAATAACATCAGGAATTGACGAAGCACCAATTGATGGTAATTACTATGTTAGGCGAAATACTGGATGGTTTAGTATAACCACATTAATGACCGCTTGGAATAATGCTTCAAATTGGATAATCACCAACGGAACAACATTAATAACACACCTAACAAGAACCGATAACCCACATAGTGTAACATATTCACAAGTAGGTGCGCAAGCCCCTTTAGTAAGCGCAACAAACATCAAAACCATTAACGGAGCAACCATTTTAGGAAGCGGGGATTTAGTTATAGGTGCAGGCGTTACATTAGGTGAAACCGATACAA